AGTCTTTTTTTCTTGCGTCTTTTCTTCAGTGGCGGCAGCGGTGAGCGCGGCAGAGATAAGTGAGGTGTCAACGCCTTCTGGGATGGCATCGGACTGCATTTCACGGACAGACAGCTTTTTCTCTTCGTGAATAGCGTTGAGCTGCTCTTCTTTAAAGTAACCTTCAGGGAAGGCTTTTCCGGCGTCNTAAAGGTTGTTCCGGCACGACGAAAGGAAGGCACACTTGAGGCAATAACTAATACTGCAATAGCGAGTTTTGACATAACGTTTCTCCAAAACAACTGGCCTTTATCTAAAAGCCAGTTGTAGTAGTTGTAGTGATTGTTAAGGTTCTAGGTATTCAGGCTTATAGGAAGTCGGGACTTAGGACTGTAAACTTGCCCTTAAGCTCGTTGCTTACCGTCACGCCGCCGTCGTCAATTTGCTCGCGCTCGTTAATTTGCGTAGCAAGTTTGTGCAGTGAGGATGGTACGACTAGCGTTAACTTGTTCTTGCCTAAGCCCAATGAGCGACCACCGTCTGCCTTAAAGCTGCGGAATAAATTAATAGCTTCCCAAAGCGTTTCAGATGTTAGTTCTTTCTTGACGCCTACTGCCATTTGCCAGAAGCCGTAGCCCACATTACAGCGGCAATCTACGCCGTAGCGGAAAACCTTATTCATGAACACTTGTTCGTCGTTAGGGTTATCCATGGCGACAAATTGCATACCCTTGCGCTCTTGGAAGATAAGCGGCTTTAAGCTTCGCGAGGTGTCTAACAGATACCAGGCATCGCCTGTGTAGCCTGCATCAATGATTGCGTTAGAGAACGAGGTATCTGCGCCGGTACCATCTACTTCAGCATTGACTGGGTGGTCGGTGTCAAAGAAGTACTGCCCGTCGTAACAGGTAGACGTGAAGCCAGCACCCAACAAAGGGAATACCAGTTCGTCTGGGAATACAGACGCCGCGTAACCCATCTCATCCATCATGGGCGAGTACACGCCTAAGTTATCATCTTCGATATCGTTTCTATCTACCGCTACCGTCGATTCAAAGTCTTTATTGGTAATTGAGTAGCCATGCTCTTTGATTGACTTAAGCTGACGCTCGCCAACCCATTCGCTGAAGCCTGGCCATTGTCCTAACCAGCCATATGTATTCGATTTGGTTGAGGATGGAACGACGGTAGCGACGGCATTAAACATCGGCATGCCGCGAGTTTTACCGTCTTCAAAGTTTTTACGAAACCCAGTGCGGATTGCGTTTAATACAGGTGAGGTAATAATAGCCATGTGCTTTATTTCTCCAAATTAAGTGTGTGGTTAGGCGTAGAGCTAGTCTTTCTTAAGCTCGGTGGCGTAGTCCTCGTGGGAAATGCCCAGTTGGTCTGCTACAAGCTTTTGGTCAGCGGTAAGGGCCGCAACGCCGTTTTGGTCTTCACCGTCTGGTTTCTTTTCTTTGGTTTGTTTACCACCAAAGGCTTCCACGCTTGCGCGGCCATCAAGCTGTGCTTTAAGCGCTGCCATGCTACTTTTGCCCAGGCTACGTAAGTAAGGCAGCTCCGCTTGCGCCACGAACTTGCCGTCTTTTTGGGCCTGCTCAATAAGCTGGTCGACAGTCACTGCGCTGTGGTTTGCCGATAACGCTGCTAGCTCTGCTACCACGCCGTTATAGGTTTCGATAGGCACATACTCGGCTGGGTTAATGCCTTCTTTTGCTTGCTCTACTTTTGCCGTAAGCGCGGCAATTTGTTGGTCGCTTTCTGCTGCGCCGTCTAACTTGGACTTAATTTCGTCAAGCTTGGCTTTCACGCCTGGCTTAGTTAACTGTGCATGTAATGCAGCAGCATCGATGTCGGTAGACGGGGTAGTAATACCCAGCAGGTTAAATAGCAGGGCTAATGCTTCGTTCATGGGCGTAGGCTCCGATGGTTGGTTATTAACGTTTGCATGAAGGGCGGCAGCTTGACTCATGCCCTTTACTGCTGGGTCATTAGTGAGAGCGGCGCTGTGAAGGTCTAACACTTCACCTGTGTGTTTGTTGTAAATGACGACGGGGGAGTAGTATTTGTACTCACCGTCTTTGATGTGCTTTCGCGCGGTGGGCGTGAAATTAAGCTGAGCAAATAAGCCTTTGTCTTCTCGCCATTCGAATTTATTACCCCATGCACTGGCAGGGGCTTTAGAACCGTTCTCTTTGGCAAGTAGGGTTTGGTGGTCGTAGTCGACAAGCAGCTGCTCGCCCGCATCAGCTCGCGCATTTAATTTCGCGGCGAGGGCTTCGCCTTTGGCATTATCGATGCGCCACTTATTACCAGGCACTTCAGTAGGGCGGCCATCATAGGCAGCGAAGTCAGCTCCCGGGAGTATTTGTTGCCAGGGCTGTTCTATATCAATTGAAAAGGTGCAGGCAGCAACGCCAAGTGGAGACTCAACGTTGTTCGACTGGTTCGATAGGGCAGCAAAGGACACGGCTGCTGCTAGCGTTGTCGCTACATGGCGGCCTCCAAGTACTGAAGATGTAAGTGTGGTTAATTGTTTTTTCATAGCCCGACCAGTATGTCGGGCTAGAGGGGGGAGTGGGGATTAGTCTAGGTTTAGGATGTCCGTGGCTTTAAGTATCAGTAAAGTGGACTGTTGAACTAAATCGTTTAATGACTTATCAATTATGAGTTCGTCAGGCTCTAATTTTAGTGAGTTGATATGTTTCTGCAATTCCTGAAGTCTACCGTTGAATTGTTCGAATTTCTGTAAATAAAGAAGGTTATTTACTCCCAACTCTAGATACTCAGAAGCAAAGATATATACCTGTGTTGCAAGTTTTGTTGTTATAGTCAGAGCAGTTCTCAACTCATTCGTGAAATCTTTAGCTTTTGGACTGAATAGAACTGCCTGTATTAATTCCCCTTTCTGATTAAGCCTGTCCAGCGAAACGGTAACAGACTTTGTTTGTGCGTATATTTCCTTTGGCTCTCTAATATCTCTGAATATTTCCCTATTTTCCTTTCTATTGAGCGTAATGAAGCTATTTGTTAAGGAATCATTAAACTGAGCGATTGTTTTTAAAAACTCGTTATTAGTTTTCTCAAAAATATCAACAGCTCGATNGCTGTTGCTCTTAGTTCTTTTGCTGTTGCATTCAATTCACTTCGCTGAAGTCTTAACTGTCGAAGTAAGAGTAAGATAGTTAAGAAAGTCAGCATTGGGTTTAAGATGCCACCGAAGAAATCGCCAAATGCCCCAAAGTCACTTTGATCACCAAAACCTCCATGAAAATTATAGAGGTAAGCGGCCAGCATGAGTATGGCGATGGGTATCGCAACATATGGGAAATACTTGATG